ATCTCAGACTGCGCCGTGCGGTACTCACCGCAAGGGATTTCGTTTGCCATCAGCTTCACAACGTCGGCGTTATTGGCTGCGTTGTTTGTAAACAGTCCGACATCCAGCCCGTCATTGGTTTTGTCTCGCCCATCCTTGGCGTAGGCTCGGTACAGCACACGAGTCCCGAACATCGGGTTGACTTTGAACACCGCAACGATAGTGGCGTTGGTGGTCTTGAACAGGTGTGCGGAGGCATCTTCAACACGGTCCTCGGCAATGCTGGGTATCTTCTTGGACTCTTTGTAAGCCCCAATGAGCAGGTCTTGGTTTGTATATACAAAATATCCAGCAAAGGCAACCACACCCATGATTAGGATGGCAGCAAGTTTAAATGGTGAATCTACATACCCCAGAACTTTGTCAAGGGTTGAATTGGCGTTTAAATTTCCTTCGCTCACAGCTTCCCTTTCATTGCAATTACACCCCAAGCCACCAAGAAAAATATGGCAGCAGCTACCAAAATACAAAGCGCCATCGTGATGGCTTCATCAATCTCTTGCTTCCTGTTCTTAGCCGCCCTAGCATCCAATATCTCCTGCGTCCGTCTGCGCTGCACAATGCTGTTGCGCTCAAGGAGAATCTGACTCCATAACTGCGAATGGCCTTGGTTAATAAAGTGCCACTTGAGTTCCTCTTCAGCCTTGTTCAACTCATGCAACTGCATGACGGTACTCATTGCTTGGCTGGTGTCGGAACTGTATTTCTTTTTTGGGTCTTTAACCGCTTCCTTGGCTACCTTTTCCTTTGCGTCGAAGAACTTCATCACGTCATTCGTGATGCCTTGGACATCCTTGCCCATTTTTATAGCAGCTTGGATTCCTTTTATAGCACCTTGTGCTATGGCAAATGCGCTAATTGGGTCGATCATTCTTGACCTCCAGAACCCAACGACAGACTCTACCGTCCTTGTCTAAAAACTCATTGGCTCCATACTTTTCTTGCGACAGCACGACGCGGCATACCAACACGATTTTTGTCTCGGTATTGGGCCACGGTATTTGTGCGGAAGCGACATCAATCACATTGTTTCGGTTTTTTTACGGGCAAGTTCTTTTATTAAAGTTACTTTAGCCACTTCATATCGTTCGTTAATTGTGGCTGGAATATACGTTTTTGCTCTAGCAAGAACTTTTTTGCGCTCTGCTATAACATTTTCAAGTTCCGTGTCGCATTTCATCCAAGTAGGCTCACGCCATTTATAGTTTTGGGTAGATTTTGGCTTGGGGTCAGTAAATTCTTTTTTCTCCATTACGTTCATACAAACGCCATTGTTGTACTTAACACAAGCAGGGCATACAACATCGTGCGGTTGAATATCAAAAGCCCATTTTCCAGTTTTCTTACGAATACCATGAAACCACAGCGTCCAAGTGTCGGGGGTCATTTCCCTAAATCTATGACTTGTTTTCCAACTTCTTAGAACTATGGCAGGGGCAGTTATTTCTTTAGCTGTTTTGTTATAATTTTCTTCTTCAATATAGCCGCCTTTAATCACTATGCTTACGCTGTTCCAAGGATGCGTATGTGCAACTTCGTTATCAATCCATTGTTTATTTTCTGCACCAATAAAATGATGCACAAACATATTTGGCAGATACTTGTCTTTCCACGTCTTAGCGGTTTTGTTTTCCATGAAGAAAACATAATATCTGTAAAACAAAACAGTGCCGTACACGTCAACAAAAGCATACTTCCTATTTAATTTTTGCATAACGTAGTCAAACATTGCAAACAGCATTACTTGCTCCTTGAAAAAATAATTAATGAGGCATCAGTGGTTGCAGTGATAACCGTATTTTCGGAAGCTATTTCCAAAGGCGTAGGCTCAGCCCCAAGATTAGTTTGCCCTGATGCAATTAAAATTAACTGGCCTACAGAAATTGCGTAAGTTTGACCCGCCGCTAACAAGACAAACTCTAAGTCTGGCGCATCTTTACCATTTATTAAGTAGTCTAAACACCAAAACTCGGTGTCCCCAACCGCTGTGAAAATGTAGTTACCTTTTTTGTAGGTATGCCCCGCAAAAGTATTTTTACTTAAAAATTTACCGCGCTGTTGAGTAACAAAAACATCGTTAAGGTTTTCTGGGTAAGTTGTTATTTCCCTTGCACCTTTAGTCCAAAAAACCCAATTTGCAGAAATATCCATAGGGGTATCTCTAGGAAAAATAACCGATAGTTCTTCCCCATCAACAAGAACACTTTTGGTAAACAACCAACCAAAGACAGTGTAATTTGTCGATTTCATACTGTAATTTGGTTTAAGACCATTGTTTTACGTACCGCCGTTACAGTAGGCTCTACAAAAGCTGTTTCAACTCCAACTAAAGGGATTACCGCTGACAAAGAAGTGTCTACACTAGGGTTAAGCACATCCTCTTGAAGTTTTAACCAATCAATAGGCGCTCTAGCAGTAATAAAATCCTGCAGTGCTGTGCCTGTTGGTGCAGGTACAGGTAAGTCAAAAGAGTAATCTGTACGGCATCTGCGAATAGTTCCGTCAAGAATGTCTGTTGCCAGTATTGTCTCTGTAACAACGTCTGTGTAGTACCGCACAACAATTGAATGCTGCGCTGTGTCAGTTTCAATAATTTTGTATTTTAAATTCATGATGCTGTTCCGTTTCTTGTTCCAAATGCTATCCACGTTACGTTTGAATTACCTGAAATGTATGCCCCAATAGACCCTGCTGATCCTGTAGCGCCTGTCGTACCCGTAGCGCCTGTTCCACCAGCAGAACCCGTAGCGCCTGTAGCGCCAGCAGAACCTGCTGCACCACCTGCACCACCTGCACCACCTACATAACTAGCAGAATTTGCTCCCGCTGATCCTGCTACTCCCGATGCACCACCTGCCCCGCCATTACCTGCGCCACCAGTAGCTGTCCCGCCAGCAGTCGCCGCACCAGTGGCAACACTGTATCCCCTTCCACCAGCGCCGCCGGGATAAAAGTCACTTTTAAAAATCTCACCAGCACCAGAACCGCCGCCACCGCCGGATCGTGTACCAGCCGCGCCACCATTACCGCCCGCACCGCCTGCTCCACCTGTGCCGCCGGGACCACCAGAACCCCCACTGCCTCCAGAACCTGCGGTTCCGCCTGAAATTGTGGCTAGATTGTTAATAGAAACAGCAACAGAAGCAAGGATAGCAAGACCACCTGTGCCCCCTGCACCGCCTGTGCCCCCTGTACCACCTGTACCACCCGCAGTACCAGCAGTACCTGTACCACCCGTAGCCCCATTACCCGCAGCCCCACCTGCGCTACCCGGTTTGCCATTAGGAGAACCAAGCGTGGGCCTTGCACCGCCAGTTCCTGCTGCACCATTAGTACCCGTTGCTCCCGTAGACCCTTTTGCACCAGCAGTACCTGCTGTACCCGTAGTACCCGTAGTACCAGTTGAACCAGTAGCGCCTGTAAATCCTTGGATCAGCCCGTTGTTTATTAGTTCTACACCATCGGGGAATGAGCCATTAATGGTTAACGCCGTGCTAGACCCAGTGCCGCTGATCGTGTTTGCAGCGGGAACGGTTGCAATTACTTTTCCAAAACCACTCCAGCCAGCCGCTACCGCTTGCGTCCGCAGATTTAAGTTCGACCCAGTAGTTAGGTTGAAACTAAAAGGGGGCGCACCCCCCGCTAAGAAGAAGTTTTTAGCAGCAAACATTATGGTGTGTACCCTTGTGCAGCCGAACCGTACCAGTTTGTGCCGTCAGCAATAAAGGTCAAAATGTCCATCTTGCCAGCGGTCGCTGTGATTGTCGGTGCTCCAGACGAACCCCATTTAACCGAGGTAAATGTTGCTGTACCGTTACCTGTGGATGCTGCCTGTTTAAGTAGCAGCACAAAAGATTTACCCGCCGTAGCGGTAGGCATTGTGAATGTGCAAGCTGTGGATGCTGTAAGGGTCGCAGTCTGTACCGTACCGTTGGTTAACGCCAAGGTATTTGTACTAGTTACTGTACCGATGGCAACTACTGACTCCACATAGTTGGTTACTGTAGGATTATTAACGGTTGGGCTGGTCCCGAATACCAAAGCTCCTGACCCAGTTTCATCTGTTACGGCAGCTAGCAAGTTTGCCGATGAAGGAGTTGTAAGGAATGTTAGTATTCCGGCGGCGTAACCTGCAGTGGGCATCATTGCCACTGTTACAAAGTCAACACCATTCCAAGCTACAAGGGCTGCGGTTCCCGCAACGATTGTTACACCAGTGGTAGGCCCTGCGCCTACGATCTTGATGCTCTGTGAACTAGATGTCTTGTTAATTACGATGTAAGGTTTTGACTGCGCCGGGGCTGTAATTGTCCGGGTTACCGTGCCACCTGCGGTCCACAAGATAATTGCCTGACGCGCTTGGTTAGCCGCTAGGGTTGTAGTTGTCAAGGTTACATCTGCGTCAGAACTGAGGGTAGTTGTGCCTGCTACAGCGGTGTCTAGCAACGCTGTCAAAGAGTTGTTGACCGTATCGCCCCATGTTCCGGACAGTTCGCCCGTTACGGGGAGGGCTAGACCCAAAAGTGATGTTGCTGCTGTCGTCATAATTTACCTCAAGTTACTATTTCAACCCAGTTTACGGATTGTGAGTTGTCTATATTTTGCCAGTTTGCAGTCTGTATGTCATCAATTAGCTTCCAGTAAACCGCGACTACTACCCCTACATCGCCTGCCGCATAATTTCCAGTCAATGCAAAAGACCTATCACCCAATGCTACTGAACCTGCGGAGCCACTTGCGCTAACACCTGTAAGGGCCATTACCCTATCTGTACTAACAGTTCCAACCGCGCCATCGGCTTGGTTCGACGGTAACGGAACAATAACTTGGTTTACTTGCCCTTGGGCATAAACCCCAGAAGTACCTACTGAAAATCCACTAACCGCTGTCCCAACCGCGCCTTCTGCTGAGACTCCTGAAATGTCTTTTGCTTTATCTGCCGCTACCGTTCCAACTACGCCGCTTGCAAATACCCCAGTAATGTCTACTGCACGGCTTGATACTACGGTTCCTACTGCCCCTGCAGCCTCAACTCCTGTTATACCGTAAGCCTTACCAGCCAGAATTGACCCGACTGCCCCCGATGCAGCAACACCTGTAAGTGCTATCGTTCGGCTACTTGTAACTGAACCTACGCTACCAGATGCTGCGTCCCCAATACCGCTACCAGAGTTGGTCTCAACAACTGTCCCTACATTGCCTGTACTACTTACACCGCTGAGTTCAGCTATTTTGGTAAAAGCAACTGAATCTACCGCACCGGAAGCAGCAACTCCGGTTAACGCGCGTGTATTAGTTTCAGTAACATTCCCTACACTACCTGTACCACTTACACCAGATAAAGCTACCGTTTTACTTTGAACAACAGTACCAACAGCGCCCGATGCGGCAACCCCTGAGAGCGCGTTTTCGCCAATACCCCAAGGTCCTGACCCCCAAGTACTACTGCCCCATCCAGCCACGACCTACCTTTAGGTTGTAGCCAAACGCAACAATGCAGTTGACGTGTTGTTTGTAGGCATAGTCAATGTAAACGTACCCGCAGTGATCGTCTGTGAACCAAATGTGTGTACAGAAACCGCCTTGTTACTCTGAGTTGAGTTGTATATCAACACCGCATCAAACGCGGTACTCAAGGTAACGGTTGTGTACGTAATCGAAGCTGACGGTGTAAAAAACGCTACGCCTGCCGTTGCTGAACTATTGGTTGCTGTTGGTGGCGTTGCTGCTGTTACCGTCACACCTCCAGCTACGTAGTTGGTCCCAGATACTTCTCCTGTTGCGGAGTACGCAGTGGTTGCCGCGTCATAAGTGGCTGAGGTCAGATACAGAGCCGCTTTAAATGTGTCGGTTGCGCCCGTTCCACGGGTTGGTGCGGTACCAAAGTTATGGGTTGCGGTCATTAACTCGCCCATGAACGAGGTGCACATTGATTGGGAGTTTGCCATGATATTTCCTTAAAAAGAAGCGGTTTCAGCGCCTGCAAAAGTGGGTATTTTCTTCAGCGTAACGTGAGCAGATCGGTGAACTAATTCACCATCCAACCAGTACTCGGTCCAAGTGGTTAACTCGTTTTCATTGTCTACAGTGCCAGAACGATGCTCCAACAAGGAGTCGTCCATTTCACCTTTGGTAGTCGTAACAATCAATTTGAACTCCTAATTAACGCTGAAGTAGCTGTATTGGCTGGCATTGTGATGGTGAACGTACCGGTAGATGTTTTATCTGAACCGAAATCCAACACCGCAATGGACTTATTACTCTTGCTCGCATTGTAAATCAAGGCACACCGTGCTGTCACTGCTGTTGACCAAGAAACATTTGCCCAATTAACGTAAACCGTATACCCAGAAGTGTTAAGCGCAACGCCTGTCATAACCTCGCCACCTGCTGTATAGCCTGACGCCACAACCTCATTTAGGGTGGTATATACCGTGGTATCCGCATCAAGGTTAGCATCTGCTGTGTACAGGGCAATCTTAATGGTGTCCGTCAACAGGTCGTGTACCGCTTGGTACACCTCTGCTTTAAACGAAGTAGTCTGTGTTTGTACGATCATGTAACTGCCTGACGGTATTGACCACTACGATACGCATCCTGACGCTCAAGGCCATCGCCCAGTCGTTTAGCCAGCATTAACGCTTCCTTGTACTTGCCATCGTAAAGAGCAACCATGTCGGCTTCGCCCTTCATGTAGGTAATTGCTTCTACCAACGACCCGTAGAGCAGCACAGTGTCAAAGTTGTCGCCCAACCATGTAGTTAACGCGGTGGTAATGGACTCAGGGTAGTAGTAGTAATGCAGTTCTACAGAATACGTAGCGTTTGGCGTTGGGCCAAGAATAAACGACAACTCATTGCTTATCGTAGACCCTGAAACGGTTGGACCAAACAAAGCGTAGTACTTAGGGATGGCGGTGTCGGTTGGGGTTGGGTACGCCTCACGAATGAAGTTGACATCCTTGTTCAGCAAAAACGAATACGCCCCGGCAGCATCAATCACCGCTAACGAGTATGGTGAAAGAAAGTCTTCGGGGCAAGACAGGTACTTATTGTTGGCTGTAACCGTCCCTGTTACGTTTTTACGCAGGAATGGGAACTGAATGGTGTTGAAAATGCGCTGCTCTGCCTGCGTTATGAACGTATTCATATCCGCAGTTGGGAAAGTATTCTCCGTGTAATCGGAGATTGCAACCACTAGAGCAGCGTAGTTCATGCCATTGGGCCTCGTGCCATCACACCTTTGGTAGCTGCGCCAGTACCACGGATTTTAATTCCAGAGGTCTTGGTTGGCTCATTACCCGCAGATTTACTGATGCCGCCGATGCTTACATCGTAGGTGTCCAGCTTGCTACGGTTGGGTGTTTTTCCGGGATTATCGGAAATTACAAAAGGTTTGCCCGCCATAGTGTGCGGTTGCGCATAGACGCTGGCATCGCCAATTTCTTTGCCCCTTACTTTTTTACTAAATGTTGCCATGATTAGCCTCGCTTTTGATTAGCTACTTTAGCCAGACCACGGCCTAGCTTCAGCATTTCTTCGTTGGTCTTGCCGCCCTTGCTGCCTTTGCCGCCGTGTTGAATACCAACGGAAGGGCCGCTATCGCCAAGATTTTTACCTTGGGTTTTGCCTTTAGAGGCTACACCGTCTGCAGCTTTTGTATATGCCATGATTAACTCCTATGAAACGCTTACTGTGACTATACCAACATTTGTCGTCGCAACCAAGTAATTCGGTGTCAACGCAACGTCAAAAAAACTTGCTCCACCAACAGGGTTCCATCCCCACTGGATATTCCTAGAACCGCCGCTAAGGTACCCATCAGACATTGGGCCCGAAGTAACATATGTGGTATCCCTACGCGGGTTACGCACTGCTTGCGGGTCTTCTACTGGGTACATACCCAACTGCAA